AGTTGTACCTGCTAAAGCGGAGCAAAGTAACTAACTGATAAATTATAACTTGTTAATTTATGAGGAGACTGGAGCGGCGAAGGGAACAGAACAACCCACATTAAACCCAGAGATATAAGCAAACGACCTAGTTATAGGAATGATTCTATACACATTCCTATACACACTTAAACGTCCCTTCGTGCTCTAGTTAACCATTTACACCATCTGTAGCTCAAAATTTCAAAGCATGAAAGCAGGGCGATGGGTTGAAATGCAAACAGAGACTTTTTCAATTAATTCAAGACAATATTCGATAAAGGCATCATCAACCTTCACCAGCCCATCAATGCCGGACACATCACCCTCTTCGAAAACAGGTACATTTGGTGTTTCCACCACAAAAGGTAATGAGCTAATTTTACCTAGCAAGAGCCTATAACTCGCTCCATCACCATGTTTTAAGGCATTGATAGCAAGATAACAATTATGGAAATCCTCCTTCAATGCTAATTGCCCTGCTTGTTCAAGTATCAACTCTGCTTCTCTGTAACCGTTTTTGGCACCCAACCTCCGCTGTAAATGAGCTTCAAAAATTGAAAACAACCCAACTGCATGAATCATCTTCTGGAGATTGAGTGCCTGGAGATTTTTGACAGGCGGTGTCGATCCGGTTTCTGACAACTCGTCGACGGTTCTTTCATCGGCTTCGTTTATCGCATTTAACGAAAAATAGGTGCACCTATAAGCCAGTTCATAAAAATGATGCATGTTTCAAGTCCTTAAATGTTAGTTGAAGCTTTTGAGCCGAATGAAATTATGTCAATAAGTTCAACAAACTTGATTGTAGAAAGAAACGATAGCTTAGAGCACGTATAGCCAAACATCCTTCTGACGGTGCCGGTGGCTGACAAGTTTTGACAACTCAATCTGCTAAACAACTTCTAGGCGATAATAGGAACAATACGAAACACCTAATTTATTGAATTAAATGAAAATATACATTTTTATAATTTATAGATACCCAAGAAGTACCCCCAGAGTTATTTTCAATTAGATTTATAAATAAAGTGTGTGACGTATTAAATGGTTTTTGACCTTATACCTGGCAAAGAGGCTCACGTCAGTGAGCCTCCTTACCTAACATAATGTCAAACCTTTACTTGGTACTGCTTTAGCTTTTCAATAAACTGCTCCACTTCTGCATATGTAAGTTCTGTTAACTCACTTTTGCAAATACGGACAGCATCATCAAATCTAGAAGTCAAAGTTAACCATATGGCTTTAAATCGTATAAAGCTTCCATATGTTTGAGATTTTGGTGAGTCTGTTTTTTCAAGAATATTTAGAGCATATTCAAGCTTATCAATTCTTCTATACTGAATTGCTAAGTCACAAAGTGTCAGAACAGGATATTTAATATCCGGAAAATCCACAATTCCTTTCTCTATGAGTTCAAAAGCCTCTTCAACTTTATTCTCAAATTTTGCAAGAGCTTTCGCTTTAGCTGAGCAATACATCTCTTGAGCACGTTGAGCTTGATTCGAATGCAACCGTTCAAGAATTTCCTCTACCAAACCGGGCTCAATATTAGCATCATCTTTGTAAAATAGGCAATTCAAATAATTATTAGCATTGATTGGATTGTTTTTCTGTCTTTCATAAACTTCTTTTGCTAATCCTAAAGCAAGCTCATGCTCGTCATTTTGTAAATATAACAAAACCAATTCACTTTTTGAACGATAATCACTTGGCCTTTGGTTTAATACTCGCTTATAACTCTCAATTGCTTTTGGACGCTGTCGCGTGATCCTGTAATAAAAACCATGCAAGAACGAATATTCAGGCTCGGAGACATTCCTAACCGCAGCAAAAAACTCTCTATCATGAAGTCTAGCGAGTGATTGACACTTCATAAATAATATATGATCGATAACACTTGAATGCATGTATTGGGAATTCGAAAGTATCTGATCAGCCAATCGTACAGCTTCTCTATAATTCGCAGAGCCGCCTTTTTCGTATAAAGATCTTATTGTCTTAACAAAATATGACGGAACTAATACTCTATTATCAACGTCCTTACCTGCCTTTATTGCTTCTTGGATCGAGAAAATATAGTCTGATATATCTCTATTATCATCGGTATATTCCTCTATGAACTTCGTGATATGTTCACTTAGAATTTTATCATATTCGCTTGTAGTACCGAACTTACTTCTTGAAATATAGTCCTGTATTACTTGATTTACTCTAATATAGTCATTATTAACACCTAACTGATCGCAAACAGACATATTTATAAAGCTTTGCGTGATTGGGTAAAACTCATCTTCATTTACCAATGAAAATAAGAATTCATAGCTTATAAATTCAAACTTAGAAAGAAAGTAAAGAAATTCGAGTTTTTTCTGATCATTAGAAAAGCTTTCAACTATAACTTTTGCTTTATCATCAGCATATTCCCTTATTAAGTGAGAATCTTTTCTTACAGCATAAAGACCTAAATCTGAGATGCTATCAATCGCGAATAAAACTTGCTCAGGATATCCAGATAAAAGATCAGAGAAAAAACGCAAATCTTCTGAAGATAAATCTAAGCCCTTATACGTAGCATATCTCTTGAGCAACCCCCTTCTTTCTTGCACATTTAGTTCAGGAATTTCTTCAAAATAATACTCTTGATTCCTATAAGAGAAAGTTTTATTCCCTCTAAATTTAGATGCAATGCAGAAAGTTAAATGCCCATAGTGTTTGATATGATCTGTAACATTGACAAACCAACTAACAATTGAACTGTCAGGCTGTATTATTGCCCCTTTATCTTCTATCAGAATACGCTCTTTTTCATCGATTATGCCCTCTATAAGTCTTACCGCAATATTTACTTTATCGCTTATAGATGTTGTCATTAAATCTTGGATTTTTCCAATATCGCACAATCCGAGATCATCAATTTTCAAAATAAAGTCTTCAATACTATCTGACGATTCCATCTGTATTACAGGAAACTCATATGATTCCCTGATAGCATTGGATTTTATTAGCGCATTCTTAATGAATGATTTTCGACCAATGGAATTAAGGCCTGAAGCTATAAATACCACTGGTGGTGACTTATCAAAATCATCAAAACGTTGCTCAACGTTAGTGGTTTTTTCATTTCTACCAACAAAAATTTTCTGTCTCTCTTTTAACCCCGGATGATTTTTAAATGCTATTTCCCTCAATCGTGCATTTATTTTCCTTATAGCAACATTTGGCTTCCTAATCGGCTGAATATTAAAACCATCCTTCATCCAAGAAGGAATTCTTTCGTCTGAGAAAGTTATTCTATCATCAATTATTATAGGATAAATACGCTGCAAATGACCTTCATCAACTTTTCTCTTTGCCAAGCGCATCTCTTCTTTTACCCATTCAGACTCTAATGCCGAATCAGAAAGAAATAGAACAAAGAGTGATGTATCATCTAGGCCTTTTATAATTTCTTCGGCTGGTGACATACCTTTTTCAAAAGTTTGCTCATCAAAGATTCTAGTTTCTTTTCTTAACCCTGAGGCAACTTGTCGCACATAGTCTTTATCTTTCGAACTATGTGAAAGAAAACATTTGATCATATGCATCCCTTTTTGATAGCGAATTGAATATCTATATTCACACTCTACAGCTTTACTTCTCAAGCTTAAAGAAAATAAATTTTATATAAAATTCATAAGGTTATGTGATTCTTCACGTTTGAAGTAATGGCATCTATCACACTTTCAAAGTTTCATCTAATAGTTGTAGCTCAAATTTTATTCGATTTACACACTGTGAAAATGTATTAATGGGAAAAGTACACTATGAAGCAACTGTAACTTAGAGCGCGTTCTGCCAAAAATCCCCACTGGCGCTGCCGGTGGGTGACAACTTTTGACAGCTCAATCTGAACGCCAGTGTCCGGGCAAACCAGAACAGCGATCTGAAAGAGGCTCGAGGATGGTTGCAAAGGGGGAGTGCTTAACACCTCCCCTTCACGAGTTCGTGTACCTGAAGTTTTCTAAAGCGGTAGCGGTTGACACTTTACCCCTAGTTTTCCCTAGTAAGGCATAACAAACCATAACAGGCTGACACCTGCCGTGCTTCGCATCAGCCCTTTACACGTTGGCTGCAGCTGTTGTGCGTGAGCGTCAGGATCCGTTAGGTTGGGTTGACACTTTTCCCTGTTTTTCACGAAAAAGTGTCAAGTTAGAGGAGTTAGGTTTGGCCGGGGGTTTACAGTTTTTCACCTGCCAGCAGACAGAGTGCCTTTAATCCTGTTTCGCTCCAGTCATCCTGGGTGTCGGGATGCATTGCGGCCACATAGGCCAGCTCGGAACGCAGGAAACGCAGACCACCAGCCATGTGATCTTTGCCATAGAATCTGTGGGTTTCTTCATCCAGCCGGAAGAGAATCAGCAGTTGTTCATCGGGCTCGTGCTGAACTTCAAAACCCAGTTCAGCGGCTGCTGCCTCTATTCGCTGGCCAGCATCAATATCAGCCGGCAGCTCTTTCCCGCCGTCATGCCCCCATACCCACGCGGCGGCCTGCGCCCACGTCATTTCAGTTTGGTGTTCGCCAGCACCAGCAGAATTTTGTTTAGCCTGCGATGCTTCGACATCCACTTTATCGCCTGAAATTACAATTTCACCGCGGGCTATCCAGCCGTAAACAGTTTGCCGGCTGACGCCCATATGCCTGGCGTAGGCTGATTTACTTAATAGCATCGTGATGTTTCCCTCCGGGCAGAAAAAAGCCGCCCTCAGGCGGCCTGCTTCTCTTCTGAATGTGTCTGCCGCTGGCTGCCTTTGAGCATCGCGCTGACATGTTCGCTTAACTGGTCAAGGCCGGTCATGCGTGGCTGTACGTCTGATGGATCGTCGTTCTTCCCGTAAACGAGATTGTTATACCAGGTTCGTACGGCTGTAATTTGTGCGACGTCTTTTCTCACCGCATCGACCAGATCGGCAACAGCGCTAATCACCTGCCCGTTCTCTGATGCGATACGGGAGAAGCCGAGGCGTTTTAGCTGTTCCGTATCGAGTCCCGAACACACTGCGTGCGCCCTTAATAAGGCGTCAGCCAGCTCCTGATGCTTTCCACTGTGCATCGACAGCAACATTTTTTCCTGGCTGCGGCGATCCAGTCGGGCGAATGCCTGACGCATTTCACTGTCACGCATGAATCCCTGAACATCATCAGATGCCAGTGGACTAACCGGAGCGAGCCTGTTCTTCAGGTAATCGAGAATGTTTGCGGCCTGCTCGCTTACCGCTGCCACCCCACGGGTAAAGTCTTTGAGCGTGTCCGGGTTCCGGGCTTCACCTGCCCTGCGGTTTTTTGCCTGTTCGTTCAGATCCGGATCGTTGCGGATAACGTCCAGCAAATCCGCCTCAGCTTCGGCCTGCTGCGCCGTTGTCCTCAGGCTGGTGAGTTCGCCCGCCATACCACGGAATAAAGCGGCCATCTGAGTATTTGGCGCAACAACCTTACCGGCATAACCTGCCAGCTCGATGCTGTGTTTCCCTATTTTGATTGAGTAGCTCACTGGCCAGCCTCCATTTTTGATAGCCCTGCATCAAATACCTTGCGCGCAACAGCATGGATTGACGGCGCGATCCCCATGCCCGACTTCTGGCGCTCCCTCTCCTGAATGGTTTTCAGAGCCTGAATCTGCTCCCCGTTCAGCAGAACAGGCTTAACGTTAACCTTGCTCATGATGCCCCCTGTAATAGCGACCGTTAAAGTTCCATTAATCGCAACAATCAAATAATTAATTGCGATTTATGAAACGATGTTAATGAAATTGCAGGGGTGCACAACGCGAAAAGTGTGGATGCGTTTTAAAGAATTTGCCCTCAAGGTATACATGGTGTTCATAAAGCCAATAAATTTCTTATAAAACATAATATTAACCTATGAACACCAGCCTACATTTTGGGATTTCAGGTCTACACGGTATACATCATTCTGTTTAATAAACCATCAGATGATTAATGAGAGAATGAATACTATGTACACCCTGTGTATACCTGAAAACAAGGTATACATGGTTTATTTTACTGATTTATCTATAAATTATTTACTCGATGTATACCATGTATACCTTTCTCCATATTTATCTGAACTTCATTCTTTATGACCGGCTACAGGATGCGTCTGAGGTAACCAGTCTTCCGCACTTTCCGAAAGTTCAACGTTAGTCACCATGCCGCGGGCTTTCCGTTCCTTACGGTACTCGTGATTAAACTCCCTCATCGCGCTTTCCATCCCCTCTGCGAATTTATTCAGCGTCAGCGGCTTGTCGAATCCATTGGCCTCAAGGAATGCCAGATAAGCGTGATAGAGATAAATTCGCGGATAGTGAGGCGGATTGCGGTTTCCTACCATCATTCCCGCACAATCAGCCAGCCGCTCAAGGTGAGCGCAGAAGGCATATAGCGGATCCGTTTTCTGCTTTACCTCCAGTGCTTCTTCGCTGTTCCGCTGTTCCAGCAGCAGCGCCCGCGCTTTTTCCGGATCCGCAAAGTTCGCCAGCAGCCGACGAACAACCACCGGAATTTCAGCGGATATCTTTTCTGCCATGTCGGGATCCTTATCCTCTTCGCTCACGCGCCGGTTAAACTGGAAAATTACGCGGCGCCGGGAAACGCCGCCCGCACGTTCTGTGAAAATCATCGGCGTGTTGTTCGTGGCCACAACCACCGCCCGCAGAACGGCGGTGTACTGGTGCTCGTGTTTCGGGTCGATCTCCACCGCATCCCCGCCGGTAATTGCCTTTATCCCGGTGCCCTCACCTGAATATTTGGGCTGATCAGGAAGCGTTATCATGCTCTTGCCGACGAACTGCGCCCGCCCGCGCGCGCTGTCGAGCGCCGCCATATTCCCGCTGGCGGTGTTATGCGCGCCTGCCAGCATCGTGGCGATATGGGTAAAGACGCTTTTCCCGCTGCCGCCCTCCCCGGTTATCTCGAGGAACAATTGCCAGTCGTACCGGTTCGCCAGCACCATAAAGAGCGCTGCAGCGATGCGCTGCATCTTAATTGCGTCTCTATCTGATGCGTAACTTAGCCACTTATGGAAGTTCGGCGCGTGGTCGCGGAGGTTTTCGCCCGGTACCGCCGGCGTGTAGGTCACGCCGTTATGGTTGGTCAGCCAGTTATCCTGGCTGTGTTCGGAGAAAACGCCGGTTTCCATATCGTAGACGCCGTTAGCAAAGGGGATCAGGCTGCGCCGCGGCTCCCCCATTACCGGGATAACGATTTTCAGGGCGTCGATAACGTTGTTGATCGCGCGCTTGCTGAAGTTGGTTTTATTCTCGTTGTAGATAGCCACCATTTCGCGGCTCAGCTCGAGCAGTGACGTTTTCTCCCAGATGCCGGCGCGGTAGACGTACACGCCTTCGCTGTTTTCATGGATCGCAATGCCGGTGTAACGCGCGGCCAGTATGAGCGCCTTTTCGTTATCAGCCAGGTCGCGGAGGTTTACATCCGTCAGCGGTTTGCCGATCACCATGCTTTTGCCGGCTTCCGCATCGGCTTTGAGGCGCGGCAACTGTGGCGTCCAGTCCTCCAGAAGCTGATAACCTTCAGAGTAGAATTGAGCGCGCTCTACGCCGGCCACCGCCAGCTTTGTGGCGAGAATGGTTATCTGTCGTTCGGTCAGATGCCCGCCGCGGCATACCCGGGTATAGAGCCGGCCATCATCCACAATGCGGATATTCTCCAGCTCTGCCAGCTGCTTTTTATCCAGCACAACCGGCGGCACCGTATCGCCAATCGGGTTCATTTCCTGCCATGCTTTGGCGAACGTCCAGGCATCGGCGCCGGCAAAGATGATTGACTCCTCCATGAGATCCGCCGGCTGCTTTTTAAGATTTGGTGCATTCTTCATTTTCTGTTCCCTCGCTCCCTGATGATTTCCCGCATAACCCGAATTCGTTCGATGCCCTGCACCCGCATAATTCGATCGATATCTCTTCCACTGGTGCCCGGCGCGGAAGAAACAAATTCAAATTCCCGCACCAGTCGTTCTGGCGTGCAAAAACACGGTGAGCTGTATCCCTCGCGGCAAAATGTCACTCTGTCGAATCGGTAACTTTCGATAATTACGATGTTGCCCCGCCCGTCCTTCCATTTATCGCCCGGCCTGATTTCAGGGTGAGCGCGGCCACCAGCAGCAAAGCCGGAATTTTTAATCGTCATAATTTTTTACCTCACGCCGCTGGCGGGATTACTTGATAACCAATTTTCTTCAGAAAGCGCGCGGCACTCTCCACCGTAAAAATGATTTCGTCGTCCATAAGGGGGCGCATCGACTGAAGACCATTTGACGTGTCCACCAGATAGCGGCCGCCGGCCGGGAAACTGAAAACGTTTTTGCCGTCGGCCCGGCGAACCAGATCGTAAACAGGAGTCATAATTTCACCTCCCCGTCCCTTAATGACTGGCGGGCAAAACAATATCGCGCGCTATTTAATTGCTCAGATACGTGTTCGAGAAAAGCGCCGAGACGGCAAATCGGGATAACCGTTGTCATACAGATACCTCCATGGCTAGACGGGATTGAATGGCGGAGGCCTTACTGCCTAACTGGAGGTAAGTTCGGGTGATTGCCGGGTTACTGTGCCCGAGCATTTCAGAGGCGACCAGCAAACCCTGTTCGCCGCCGGCAGACATGAGATTAAAGGCGGCAATTTTGCGGCTGGAATAGGCGCTCAGGCGCAGACGCGTGTTTACTACGCGGGTAAACCACACCATTACGTTGTGCAGTTTCTTCCATATTGTCTGGCGGCTCACGCTACCTTCCAGAGACTGGCAGCGGTTACTTTCAATCTGGCTGCGGGAAAATACCAGGTCGTCACCGATAAGATTGCGCTCCATGCGTTCACGCAGTCGTTTGATGATGCCCGGCGGCAGCTGTTTGGTGTCGTGCTTAACTTCAGCCTTTGCCACCAGCTCAAACACGATCACCTGTTCTTCTCCCGTCATGCCGGCGGCCAGTTCGTCGCAGCTCACGCTATCCCAGTGCATGTACCCAATGTGATCGCCAGCAAGCCGGGCAGCGTCCTTGCGCTGCTGGCGAACAATCTCGATCCCCTTCCGGGTCGCTCTGGCTTCCGCTGCTTTGGTCTGCTTCGCTACGATGATTGTTGCAATGCCGGTTTCCCAGTTGATGCAGGAGTAACGGAAGTTGCACACGTCGCTGGTACGCCAGCCGGTAACGGTCGCAATATCCCACCAGAGTAAAACCCAGTCCGGCTGGGTCTGCTGGATGCGTTCGCGCAGTTTGCGCTGCTCTTCCCGTTCGTAAACGGGCGTCATGGTGCGGGTGCCTTTCGTGGTAGTGGCTTTTACCACGTTGCCGCGCAGCTCGCGGGCTTTAGCTGTCAGGGTCTGGAGGTTAAACATGGCTACCTCCCAATTTCGCAACATCCAGTTCAAACGCGCCGCTGCTGTACTGATAAAGCGAACATTCAGAGCGAATTTTGGCGGCAAAGATAAGATCCCAGCGGGAATAAAACTCGCGGGCTTCTTGCTCGCTGTCGGCAACGATGCGGATAACAACGGGAGTGCAGGTCCGGCCTTTCGGCGTACCGAGGAAAAGCCAGGTGAATTTGGGCAGTTTTTGGGTTGGGGTAGTAGCCATGTGGCAGCCTCCATACAGTGGTCTAGATAACCACCACCGGAAACGCCAATTTCACTGGTGGTGGACTGAGCAGGGTTGGCGTAACCGGACTGTATGGACTCCGGCGCGGATTTCTCCGCCCCCACCCAGCCCACCATAATTTTGCTAGCAGAGCGGTTTTGAACCACAACGCGTGAAAATAGGTGAGACGGATCAACGGCACAAAAAAAGACGCTTGGCGCGTCATGTGTCGCCATACAGTCATTCAGGACGCCAATCCTGACACCAGATTTTGCTGGTGCTTTTAAAGCATACCCTTCAGTTGAATAACAAGGCAAGGAGTTTTTAGGGTGAGCGAAGCCCTGCCCCAGACGGGCATAATTGTTCTTCATGGCATTAACCTTTTTGAATTTTTTAGTGAGCTGTCGCGACGAACTTATTCTGCGAGATCTGAAGTGCAAACTCTCGCAAATTATCTCAGCTCACGGAATCTCAGTTCGTTTGGCTGCGTGAGGATTCAATGCGCTCACTAATCCATTCATCAATTTCGCTTTCAATGAAAGCAATTGCTCGAGAACCAATTTTTATGGATGAGGGGAAACGTTGCTCAGCCATGAGTCGATAGATCCAAGCCTTGCTATAGCCGGTTCTGCGCTGAACTTCAGGTAAACGGATAAGGGATTGGGGCATATATACCTCTCGAAGTCTAATGTGGTCTACGAGGTATATTTCAGCAAAAACAGGAGGGTAGTTGTGGAAGTCACAGTAAATCAGTTGGAAGTAGCTCTTCCACGGAAATAGAAGTACGGCTAGAAGTTTTAGAACCTGTAGATCGTCTTTTTGGAAATCCTTACGGGCTATTTGGAAGCGTATGTGTTCAGAGCTTCATCAATTAGCATAGTTAATGCCTTATCAGTCACATCGATGCCATCGCCATGCTCCAATATGATTCTTGAAGCACTTCTGGCAACTTCGGATTTGTTCAATTTCTTACCGCGAACGTATTTTCCACCCGCTTTTTCAAGCGCAATCGCCATACCAGCGATCAATTTCAAAGCAGTGTCTTTGCCAGCGAACTCGCCCCATACCTCAGGAACATGTTCATTAGCATGAGCTGCATTTTCTTCCTCACAGCCATACCATACATCTTCAGCAGATAGCTCTTTGATTGCCCAAGGCCATATATCTTCAGCGTAAAACTCAGCGTTGACAAAATTACCGCCGATATCAGTCCAAACAGTTTTCGGGCTTAGCTCTTTGTTAAGAGCCTCTTGAATGATACGAAAATAGCTACAAGCCATGTTGTATCTTTCGAGGTCATAACTTTTATCAAATTCTCTTAAGCATGCAAAACGATACACACCGGCCATAGCCATTGCAGCCTGTTCAGCAGTGACCACACGTTGTCGGCGAAGATGATGGGGCATGTTGAGGATGTTTTCTCGCATAATAGCTTCCTGCTAACGATAGTCTACAGAAGTCTACTACTGTCAATTAGCACTGTCTATACATACAGTTAAGCGCTTTTTCCAAACGTTCCATGCACTACATTTTCGCCGTTTTCCAAGGCCTCCATATAGTCGGCATACCACTGGAGCATTTCGCGGCGGCCATCCAGATACTGGGCGTGGTTGTACGTTCCTCGAATAGAGTTTTTGTCGACATGTGCCAGCTGCGTTTCTATCCACGCGGTGTTGTAGCCCTGTTCGTGCAGGATGGTACTCATGGTGTGCCGGAAACCGTGCCCGGTTACTCTTCCCGCATATCCAATTCGACGTATCAAGACATTCATCGCCATTTCGCTCATTGGTTTACTGTGCTGAATCCTACCAGGGAAAATAAACCGATAGTTGCCGGTGACGAGGCGTAACTGCTCCAAGAGGGCGATCGCTTGGTCGGATAAAGGAACGCAGTGAGGTCGACGCTTTTTCATGCGCGCAGGTGGTACTTCCCATAGACGTTTATCAAAATCGATTTCAATCCACTCTCCCTGGCGTAATTCGCCAGGGCGTAAGCCGGTAAGAATCTGCAAGCGCATCGCCAACTTTACAACCGAACTACCGCTATACGTGTTCAGCGTACGGAAGAATTCGGGAAGTTCGTCACTGGTGAGAAAAGCGTAATGCTCTTTCTTATGAGGGGTGAACGCGCTGGCTAGATCCGGTGCCGGGTTATAATCAGCTCGACCAGTAACAATTGCGTATCTCCACACCTCCCCGCAACGCTGCCTGACCTTTCTCAACTTTTCTGTCGCTCCTCTTTCATCCAGCTTAGAAAGAACTGACATGAGCTCCATCGGTTTGATATCGGCGATAGGACGTTGCCCGATAAACGGAAATACATCAGCCTCGAAGGTTTTCATCATTTCTTCGCCGTAGGATTCAGACCATCGGTCTATGCGCTTGACGTACCATTCACGGGCAATTGCCTCGAAGGTATTTTGATTGCGGCTCAGCTTCGCCAGCTTATCTTCTTTGCGTACATCGCTGGGATTTATGCCGCCAGCAACCAACCTACGGGCATCATCACGTTTGCGCCTAGCATCATTGAGAGTTACATCCGGATACGTGCCCAACGAAATCATCTTGGGCTTACCATCGAAACGGTAGCGAAAACGCCACCCTCTAGATCCGTTCGGCTCGATGAGCAGAGACAGCCCATTGCCATCGTTGAGTGTATAGGACTTCTCACGCGGCTTAGAGCGCCTGATTTCAAGGTCTGTGAGGGGCATTGTGTATAGTTCCAAAGTGTAGAGCACGAGCTATACGCATTACTATACACATGAATGTATAGATTTGAGTAGACGTTAGTTTACGTCATAATACAGAGATACTGGCTAATGCCTTGTGATTTCTGGGTTTAGTTGATTTGAGTAGACGTTAGGAGAAGTGTGTTTGGAGCGGGCGAAGGGAATCGAAACTCTGTTTCATAATTTCCGCAACGCGACGATCATCGAATCAACATAGTAACTATTATTGATACTTGATTGCGAGATTTTAGAGGATCAGTCTCATGACAATCAAGGGCCAGGAGTATCTTTATCTTTCACCGGACGGTGTATGGCAGTTTCAAATCTACATCCCGTCTTATATGCGTCACATGTTCGGCGGGAAGCGCCTGTATCGGAAAAGTACAGGGACAAGAGATATCTACAAGGCGCGTCACTTCCGTAACCACATGCTGGTAGAGTGGAACAACCTTAAAGAACAGTTCAAGCCTGATACTGAGGATAAGCGTATTCAGCTTGCGATCACTTCCCTGCACTCTCAAATCAGGAAGAACAAGAATAAACCATTGATTGAAGAGCGAGCCAGTTCGATTCCTCACCTGTGCTTCTTACGAGATGAATACGCTACTGCCTACCAGGATCGGAGATCATTCTCCACACTGAGCAAATCGGCGCGAGCCGTTGAGGTGTTTCTCCAGAGTATTGGGAAAGTTGATATCAGCCTGGATCAGATTGGACGCCGATTAGTTACAGACTTCATAGAAGAGCAGCAGAAACGCGATGTAGCGCCCCAGACCGTGCAAAACTGGCTTACATCGTTAGGTAGCCTCTACGAGTTCGCCAAACGCCGCTATGACGCTATAGCCCCCCTAAATCCGTTTCATGGTCACAACCTTGAAGCGCGGCGCACAATTGAAAGCTATCAGCCGTTTGAATGGCATCAGCTATCTACACTACTCAACGAAGCAGACGAAGAGCTACGAGCAGTTATTCTGATCGGTTTGTTCTCTGGTGCAAGGCTGGACGAAATAGCCAGCTTGAAGAAAGAAGAGATCGTTATGGTGGAAGGGATACGGACATTCTACATTAGCAAATCCAAGACGAAGGCAGGGATTAGACACATTCCTATCCATGCTTTTCTGATCGGCATGGTGGATTATTATCTGAGTTTGAACACTGGAGATTACCTGTTACCACAGGCTAACAAGATTGAACGCAAAGACGGTAAGAAAGGACCATTCTATTCCCAAGCATTCACCCGCTTACGGCGTCGCGTAGTGCCTATGGCTACAGACCGTCAATGCTTTCACAGTTTGAGGGGGCATTTTATCACGTGTCTCGACCGTGCCGGAGTACCCGAACAACGGATCGGCTACATCACGGGACACTCTTCCCAAGCCGCTGCCACAGAAGCATTCAAAACCTACAGCGCGGGGTGTTCCATGAAAGAGCTATCCGACTATGTGGAAATGGTGGCCTATCCAGAGATCACTTTCCCAGAATTAAACAAAGAGGAGCAAGCTCCCCACGCATAAATTTATAACTAATGTCAAATTATTTTTTTGATGCGCTGCTATTCACCTTGCTCATACCTGCGAGCTTAGCTCTCACAAAAAAAACAACCAACCAATTGATAAATAATAAATAAAAGATAAAAAAGGATGACAGAATTTATTTACTCAAACAACTTTTAAAAAAATCAACCACCAAAAATTAATAGATTACAACGATCAAAAACAAATTATTGATCGCTTTTATTGATAAATGGTATTTTTTAGATGATAATCAGTACATAACTAAAATGAGCAATTAGTATGGAACACATTTATATTGCAGACCCAATAATGAATGTTGACGAGAGATTAATGGGCGTTGAACTTTTAACTCGTTTCATTTCCAATGATGGCCGTCCTTGTCATCCTGACTTTGTTATTTCATCTTGGGATTTAGATAGGAAGCGGCTCTTTCTATACGAACAATGCGGTATCATTTCCAGCAAACAAAAGTGGTTCGAACGAAATAAACTTTTTTGCACACTAAACATTGATCAACAAATGGCTTTTCTCGTTCGGCACGATCAAACATTGATAAAAGCATTTGAATCTATGCCATTCGTCAAACTTGAACTTTCTGAGCATTTCCCTGGTTTGGATAAGGGATTGAAAAGTCC